TCGCATAAAGGTTGGAGAAGTTTATGTATACATGGTCTCTCAGCAACTAAAACTAATCATTTTGTTAATTATGGTTTTAAAAGTAATGACGAAGCTCCCTATAAATGGACAGAAATATCAGAACTATGCCCAGTAACTACAGATTTTTTTAAAAACAAATTTCCTTATTCTAGATACCATAGATTAAGATTTATGTTACTCGACCCCGATGGATACATCACCCCTCATAAAGATATGGATATAAATAGACTTTCACCAATCAATATAGCCCTCAGCCACCCTGAAGGTTGTAAAATGAAAATGAAAGGTCATAAAGGATATGTACCTTTTGCACCTGGTGACGCTATGCTGCTAGATGTAGGCAACGAGCATGCTTACATTAACAAAAGCACGGAAGATAGGTACCATATAATTGTGCACGGAGTACCTTCAATGAAATACAAAGAATTGGTTATTCAAAGTTATGAGAAAAATGGGTCTAAATAAAAAGTATGTGTTAGGTATTTATGATGACTCTCATACAATACAAAACTTATCACTTAAACAAAAATCACAAGAACTAACGGAGTTCTTTTCAAGATTTAAATATTTCGGACCCATAATAAAAGGGCTATCTGTAAATGAGGTATTAGATAAAGCTTGTGAAACAGATGCGGAATACTGCGTAGTACAATGTGTAGGTCATTTAATAAAAACACATCAATTCTTTTTATTCATAGAAAAGTGGATAGAATCTCAGAAGTTTTTCGTAACAGGGCATATTATGGATAACCATACTCCTAATTCTCACAATGCTACAGGCAATCAGTATTATGGGTTACATAAACAGTGTTTACTAGTAAATCTTAACTACTATAAGAAATTCGATAAGCCTGTATACGGAAATAAAAACACAACTAAAGAACAAGTATTAGCTAAGGCGAAAAGACACTCTAAAGACATACATGATGATTATACTCCTTTATCCCTAATGCCTACAGAAGATACCTGCGTATGTACTCCATTAGTAGATGGTTGGAACTTTATTAATAAAAGTTTAGAAAACGGTTTATCAGTATACAACTTTCACCCTAAGATCAGAGCATCTAAACAATACCTTTATCCTAGTAAAGGAGCTGCAGAATTGCAAAATCAATTAGCTTGGATAAATAATATAGTTACATATGCAAAAGATTGTGTATTTACCTGGAATACAGAAACATATTTAGATTTAAAATATGTAAAGTTTAATAAAGCAAAACCTGTAAAAAAACTGTATAGTGTTGCTGCCGCATTTAAACCAAATATGATTTTAGAAACATTTGGTTTTGATGAAGAGACAGAGATAGTATTTTTTGATTATAGCAAGCAGTCTTTAGCATTTAAAAAACTATTAATCTCTCAATGGGATGGAGAAGATTATCCTGCTTTTTTACAGTATGCTATAGCAAAATATCAAATGAATGTTACTGGAGGAAACGAAACACAAGGTCTTACAAACAATCAACTTTGGGAAAGAGAGATTAAGTGGTGGGGTGGAGCAGATAATATCAAAGCTAATTGGCTTAAATACAAAAAATTAAAACACAAATTTATACACGTCGATGTTTGTGATGATCCAAATAAAATTACACAGAACGTAACAAACGAAGAAAATTCAATAATATGGTGGAGTAATGCATTTCACACAGTTAATGCCCATTACGTTAGAGGTTTACAAGGCGTTACAAACTGTTATAATAAGTGGTTGACTTTACTAGAACAACAAAATGAAAATTTGTACATACTCGGAAAAGACTATTTAGATAGGCCTGTAGAGGGTGGTACAATAAAGGAGTATATCAATGAATACAGACAAACTAAAATTATTTAAATCGGAAGAAGAAGTTGCACACTTTGCAAGGGTCAACGGATATGATCCGGAAGACGCTAATAAATTAATAGCCGACTGGAAAGCACTAGGACAACCAAAGAAAACAATTACTAAAAAAGTTTCTATGCTGGCACCAGAAGAGGATTCACTCGTAGAAAAGAAATGAAACCTTATAAAAAGTTAAAATTTAAACTTGGAGAGGCCTCGTTAAAAGAGTGTGACAGATTGCTTTACTATGAATATGAAGATAGAGATTTAAAAGACTCTGTTCATGGTTGTGCCATTAAAAGTATAGATGGAAGTCCGAGTAATCTTTTTAAAAAGGTACCAGATTTATGTAGTGATTATAGATTAACTTCTGTAGCTGCACAAGTACCTACAATTACGAGTTATATTACATCATTTAATTGTGATGTAGGCAGAGCTAGGGTTTTTAGACAAGAACCTGGCAAAACCACTAAGAAACATATTGATGAAGAAAATTATTATGATCCACCTGAAAAACATTTAAGGGTTTGGATAGCTATTAATGCTAGTTCAGATTTTAAAATATTTTTAGGAGACGATACGCTTATGCTAAAACAAGGAGAGGGCATCATATTTGATCCAGACTCTCCGCATGGCGCAGAAAACTCAAGTAAAACAGAGACAAGATTTTCTTTAAATATGATAATTAAACCAAATAAATGGTTGAAAGAGCAATGTATTGAATATTGATTTTGGAACAGCGTTTCATAAAAATAATGGTAATGCTGTAAAAGTAACTATAAACGAATTTAGAGATAATCTGTATCTCCACATAAGAGAGTACTCAATGGACGGTGACACTGGACAATGGTTCCCTACTAAAAGTGGATATGCAATGGCTGCAGATGAGGTATCTTCTTTAATACCTTTATTAGAAGAAGCAAGCGAGATTGTAGCTAAAAGATATAAAAATACCTCTCAATTAGAACTACAGTTAGGAGACTAAAATGAGCGTGAAAGCTTGGAACGACGAAGAAGAAGCCCAACTGATTAAAATGTACATAGAAGACGACGTAAAAGATGTGTATGTGCTAGCTGATAACTTTACCAAAGGTTATCGTTCTGTTATAAGTAAGTTAGTTCAGCTTAAGATTTACGAAAAACCACAAATTGATGAGACTGAAAAAGGTCAAACAGTTAAAGTGATGTTGAGACAGATCGAAGAAATGTTAGACATACAAATAGAAGGTACTAACCTCAACAAAAAGGAAAATCTTTCTTCTCTATTAGATGCTATAAAAAGTAAAATAAGATAATATAAATTTTAGGAGATATAATGAGCGTAAGATTAATTAGCTACTCTCAACCAGCAGATATTATTGGAGTAGACAATACTCAAGATTTAGTGGCATATTGCGCTAGAGTTAGTAATCCATCAAATCAAAATAATAAAGAAACTAATGAGAAACTAATTAGATACTTAATAAAACACGGTCACTGGTCTCCCCTTGAAATGGCTTCTGTATGTTTAGAAATAACTACTACTAGAGATATAGCACATCAAATAGTAAGACACAGGAGTTTTGCTTTTCAAGAGTTTAGTCAACGATATGCAGACCCAAATGAGATGGGCGATATGTATGTACCTAGAGAGGCTAGACTCCAAGATGTTAAAAATAGACAGAATAGTGTAGAGTTAGATGAAAATAGCGAGCTTAATCAGATGTGGTTACATTTTCAAAAAGAGGTTGCTAAAAGGTCTCATGATGTTTATAAATGGGCAATTAAGAATGGAATAGCTAAAGAGCAAGCACGAGCTGTATTAGCAGAAGGTAATACTAAAACTAGATTATACATGCAAGGTTCTTTAAGATCTTGGGTTCACTATATTGAATTACGTAGTGGTCATGGTACACAAAAAGAACACATGATAGTGGCTAGAGAGTGTGCTAAAATTATAGAACCTATATTTCCAATGATAAAAGAGTTTGTTAATGTCGGAAAATGAACCTGAAAGATACTATGACTGGATGTTGTGGAAAGCACAACAAAAAAACGAATACCCTGATGGGTATAGCACAATTTGGAGAGAATCCGAAATGAAAAAAAAGTATATTTATGAATCACCCGATAAGGGTAAAACCGTTTACAGGAGAGAGTTTGGGATGGTAAGAAAAGATAAAGCACCTTTTATACAGTATGGTAAAGACGAACACGAAGTATTTTTAGCTGAAGGTGTTTTGGAAGACTTAGATAAGCAACATCTTGTTGCAGATATGGTAAATCATCCACCACACTACAATAAAGGCATTGAAACTGCTGAATATATTAATTCATACGAGATGGGCTATGCTCAAGGTAACATAATTAAGTATGTTACAAGATACAACTTAAAAAGCACAGATTTAAGAAAACAACGAGAAGACCTAGCTAAGGCAAAGTGGTATCTAAATGATCTTATTATTCAATTAGAGAAAAAAATAGATAGTAATGAGTAATTTAGAATCCTTTGCTTTCTTGATTAGCTTATGTTTAAAACTAATAAATAACGATTTAATAACGCCTTCTGAGGCGTTTACTTGCACACAAATAGAATCTGAAATACTAACAACCTATTTTGATGATGACCTACATAAATATCATAAATATTTAGATGAACACATAGTTACAGATTTCAATTAAAACTTTCTAAATGCTTAAATTTCTTATATTATCTAATTATGAATTACAAACAACTTAAAAATATTATTTTAAAACATAACAAACTTTACTATGACTCATCTGCTCCAGAGATTAGTGATTCCGAGTGGGATCAACTATATGACAAATTAGGAGCAATAGAAAAAGCACAGGGTTGGAGAGATCACGATTCTCCGACAAATGTTGTTGGAGGAGTAGCAGGTAAAGTAGCACATCCTTACAAACTATATTCATTAAACAAAGTTTATAATCCAAGCGAAGTTGATAGCTGGATGAATATTGAAACACCTAAAATAGATGGTACTAACTTATCCTTAATATATAAAAACGGTAAGTTGACGACTGCCCTGACACGAGGTAATGGTGAGCATGGAGAAGATGTAACACACTTAGTACTCTTCTTAAAAAATGCTCCTAATAGAATACGCACTAGCATTGAAGAAGTTGTAGTCAATGGGGAGTGTGTTACTGATAATGATGTAGAAAACTTTAGAAACTATGTAAGCGGCGCTCTAGGATTAAAAGATCCACTTGAGTTTGAAAAAAGAAATATTAACTTTATTGCTCATGATTGGTTAGGCTTAGAGATGGATTATATTCCTCGTATGTCTATTTTAGAAAACATGGGTTTCTTTACAGCATTAGATAGTAGAGCTAAAAACTACCCTACTGATGGAATCGTATATAGGTGTAATGAGTACAAAAAATCACAAAAACTAGGATATACCTCTAAGTACCCAAAATTTGCAGTAGCTTTAAAAACAGCAGGAACGCTAACAGCTACAACAACTTTACAAGACGTTGTCTGGACTATTGGCAGGACTGGGGCAGTTAATCCTACAGGTATTGTAGAACCTATTGTTTTAGACGATGCTACAATATCAAGAGTAACATTACATAACATGGATTTTATAGAAGAACATAATCTAGGACTTGGAGATATTATTACTATTGAGAGAGCTGGCGGTGTAATCCCAAAGTTTATAAACGTAATTGAGCACTCAAAACATAATATGAAAGTCAATCAAAAACATGCAGAATTAGCTATCGGACAAGAAGTTGTTAGAGACGGTCCGAGGATCATGACTAAGAGTGGGCAAGGTGACTCAGTAAAATTTTTAGAATATTTTATTAGAACTATGCAGATAAAAGGTCTTGGACCTGCCTCTATAGCTAAGATGGGTTTTACTCACCCTGTAGATTTATATCAAAACCCTAATTGGAGTGTATTAGGAGCTAATGGGGTAAAAGTACAAGAAGAAATAGAAAGAACAAAAACAAAACCGTATCAAACAGTTTTAGCTGCTCTTGGAATAGAAGGAGTTGGTAATGGAGGCGCAAAATTAATTGTTCCACATATCCCTACCTTTCGTAATCTAAGAGATATTGAATACGCGGAGATCAAAGGAGTTGGTCCTCGCACAAAAGAATCTATACTCGCTTGGTTAGATGAAAACGAAGAATGGGTACATACATTACCGTTACAACTTGAACAAGAAATAACAGTAGAAGATGTATCTCAAAACATAAAAAAAGTTTGCATCACAGGTAAGTTAGATATGACTCGCAATCAACTTGTGAGTATTCTAGAGCCTCTAGGATTTAAAAGTACAAGCACAGTAACAAAAGATTGTTATGCTCTTATAGCAGGTGATTCGGGTAGTTCAAAGCATACTCGTGCAGCAAAGCTAGGTGTGACCGTCATAGATTATTGGTCAAGCAAAAAAGATGTGTTAAGTGGTAATTTTTAATAGAATTAATCATGACCATCTGACCAGTATAAGTCAAATTATGGTTGCTTGTAATATATTTCTTAGTTATACTCATTATATAAAGTCAAGAAGCAAACAATCACTTCTTGAAATGCAACATTAACAGAAGTTCGGAGGAACACACAATATGTCAAAATTTGAATACACGGAAGATATGGTCGATGCAATGCACACAGCAGCTGCAGACGGCGTTACTGAAGACATTATCGAGTCTTTAATGGCTGAATTTGATTTCCCAAGGAGATCAGTAACAGCAAAATTAAGAAAATTAGGTTACGATGTACCTAAGAAGCCAGGAGCTGCTCCTGTATTTTCAGCAGACGAAACTGATGAATTATCTGGTTTTTTACAAGAAAACTCAGGTAATCTTACTGCTGAAGAAATATCTCAGCAATTTGCAGACGGTAAATTTACTGCAAGACAAATCAATGGTAAAGCATTATCATTAGAAATGACTTCACACGTGAAGCCAGCTGAGAAAAAAGTAACACCTAGAACATACTCTGAAGATGATGAAGCTATCATTACAGACATGGTTGATAACGGTGCATTCTTAGAAGAAATCGCTGACAAAGTTGGAAGAACACCAAACTCTATCAGAGGTAAGTTACTTTCAATGGGTCTTAAAGCTCCACAAAGAGATAAAAAGACTTCTAAGAGTGATCCTTATGAGGGCATTGAAGATATGCTTGATCAAAGTGTAGAAGATATTGCTTCACATTTCGATAAAACTGTAAGAGGTGTTAAAACAGTTCTTACAAGACGTGGTCTTGCATGTGCAGACTATACTCCAAAAGCAGTTCAAGGCTAATCTATAAAAAGAGAGAGTATAAAACCTCTCTCTTTTTTATCCTAAAATATGGCTAGTGACTTAATTTTATCCGACATTACTGATGAAGATCTCGATTGGGTGCTAGGTTTACCTTTCCAACAAAAAAATACTTATTTCAACGCATTAATAAAAAAACACTACCCTGCTATACCTCAAGAAGATAAAAGGTATAATCAATTATTAGAAAATTATCTATCCAGCTTTTATGTTGAGAAACTATATAGAAGTAATAGATTTTTCCACGAAAAGTTCTTAGTTACATATACCCACACAGGTTTGGTTCGAAATGTAATTAATGAATTATACTTCACCGATGACGATCTCATAACACATTAATCTTGCTCAATTGTTGACTTTTTAGTATAATGTAAATACTAAAGGAGTATGTATGGCTAGAATAAATAAAACAGAAATTCAAGAATCAAAAATCAGACAAGCTATTTGGATGCTGAAAGTCAATAAGACTAAAAAGCAGGTATGCGAGCATGTAGGAATAGCTTATAACACAAAAAGACTTGATACACTTATTCAAGACTTTCACGATAGAAATACAAGAATAGCCCAGCTTAAGGCTCAAGCACGAAAAAAAGTATTTACGTTAGACGATAAAAAAACTATCGCACAAGGATACCTTAACGGAGAACCACAGTCTAAACTTGCTGAACAATTTTTTATAAGTGCTGCAAGAATCAAAAAGATATTAATAGAAATGAATGTGCCTTTACGAGCTAAAGGTAAGAATAAAGCAGCTAATGTTGAGCATGTAGTGCAAGATCTAGAACTTAGATTTGCAAAAGGAGAAAAAGTGTTCCTTGCAAAAGAGAATTGTTTTGCCACTGTTAGAGAGGTGTATGATGAAAACTATCTTGAAGAGTATGAAGATGGTTATCAAAAATATATTGAAATATTGCCTTTTAAACCAAAGTATGAGGATGAAGAGCCGAGACAGGG